TTGGTAATATTTCAGTACACGCCCTAATGTTAGGTTTTTTATCAGGATCTAAATTCCTAAAGTCAAACTCTAACTCTCCACCTTTGTATTCTTTTGGATCTGTTAACGTTACGGTTACAGATAATTTTCTAATTTTTCCGTTTGTGTTATCTTGAGTTACATAAGGCTTATCCCAACTATCACAGTGCCAATCATAGTATTGACCTTTTTTATAAATTGTAAATTGACAAGACTCTGAAAAATCCCAATCAAAATTCCAACCTGCATTTTTATTTGCTTGATGTACATAAGGTTGTATTTCTTTATAAATCCAAGAATCACTCATCCAAATAATATTAGAATCTCTTTTCTTTTGTAAATCTTTTACTTCTTCTTTGTTAAGAGGATTTTTAGTTAAATCTCTATCTCTACCATAACCACCTGTAATAGCCATAATTTCTCTTTCTTTTTCTGACTTACCATACTTAACAATAAGATCACAAATCCTTGGGGGTATTGCAGATTCAAAGTACCAGTAGTAATTAGATATATTCATAGTTAATTGTTAAAGTTATATTTAAACCATTAGAAGTATTGGGTGAAAAAGAATATTTATTAGTAGCAGGAAACATTATAAATTCATTATCTTTTATAGGTAAATGCCAAGTTCTATTTTTTCTTCTGTTATCATCGTATTCAATAATACATTCTGAAGAACCTTCTTTAACATCAACACCATAAATAAGTGTGTAGTCTGGTGAGTTACGTAAATCAACTGGCTCAACTTGATTTCTTGTCCAAGATTTTTCTTTAGGATGCATAACATTACCATGCATCGTTTTAGGCACTAAAGTTCTACCATATTCAACTCTCCAATGATCTCTTACATAATCTTGCATCCATTGCAAAGGTTGAGAAAAAGGAACTACATAATCATCAAAAGCATAAGCTTGTGGATTAGTGTTAATTCTATTTTTCTTTACGTAAGATTCTATGATGTCGTTTCTTATTTTATCGCGATCAATTTCAAAGCCTTTAGGCATAGAAATTTCACCTGTATATAAGTCTACTTCTGTTAATACTTTCTTATGCATACCTATCTAGTATGTAATAAACTCTAATTAAAATGTCAAGTGTGTTATCTAGCGACTTTATCCCAAGCACCTGTAGATTCATTCCACTCATATATATGAGTTAATGCTTCTTCTTCAGATAATGCTGGAGCATCACCAACTGGTGATTGCCATCTTGCTTCCGCCACATTTAGAACCCAACTAGCATAAGGTTTCTTACTAATGAAAATATCGTTATCTTCATCATAAGTCATACCTATGCCTGCGTAGTTACCTCTTAAAGGTGTTCCGCCTGTTTTGTGTTGTCCACCAGATGTATTGTAAGATGTTTTTTTCCAAAGAGGCCAGCTATGGATTCTTTCCAAAAACTGTCTTCCTACTTCTTCATCTTCAATGCCATCAGCATTTTGACAATCAGAATCAGCTACAACATGAACTGCTATAACTTTATTGTTTGCTCCTAATTTTGCGTAATGTGCCATAATGTTTCTCCTTTGTTGTTTATATATTAATTAATAAAGTTTGTAAAACCATTAATTTTGAAATTTATACCTTATTATTACTATACCAGCTGATTGACCGTTTGCAGAGCTACAATAACCACCGCCACCACCGCCACCACCTCTATTAGCTGTTGCTGTTCCTGCGTTCGTAGATGGACCTCTTCCACCTGGTGCTCCACCATCACTGCCTGTTGCATTATCAGGTCTACAACCACTACCACCACCACCGCCTCCAGCATAACCTACTGGTGAACCTGTAATAACTGTAGTTGCTCCTGCTCCACCATTTCCACCTTTACCACAAAGTCCTGAACTAGGTGCCCCTGGGCCACCAACTGCACCTGCAGCTGTAGCACCTCCGCCACCTCCAGAACCTGTGTTATCTACACTTGAACCTTGACCACCTGGATTTCCTTGTGGAGGACTTACAGGAGGTGTATTTCCTGCTCCACCTGCGGTTGGCCTTGGAGAAGCTGATGCTCCATGTCCACCTCCACCGCCTGATCCTCCTGCTGATCCTGTACCTGGGCCTGGAGGAGCATTCATATTTCCTCCACCACCACCTGCTGCTGTTATTGTACTAAAAGTTGCAACGCTTCCATTACCACCTAGTGCAGGATTAGTTTGAGTAGCTCCACCAGCACCTACTGTTATTGGAAAAGTTGCAGCTGAAACCTGTAAACCTGCGCCAGCATCTAATGGGCTTGCTGTATATGGATCTGATGTGCATTTTCCTTCTCTAAATCCACCAGCTCCACCTCCACCACCTGCTGATCTTGCACCAGCACCTCCACCAGCGACTACCATATAAGAAACTTTATCTCCACCCCCTAGTGAATTTCCAACGCTGCTCACCACAAAATCTGAACTACTAGTGAACGTATGTATTTTATAATCTCCTGAAGTTGTTATTGTTCCACCAGTTGCCACTGTGTAATTATTTCCTATATCACCGTCAGAACCACAATTAAAATATTGCCAACCCTCTGTGCCATCAACATAAACAAGTTGTGTTCCTGCATTATTTTGTTCTAATGCAATGCACGCACAAGCACTTCTAATTTTAGAACCATTTCTAGCAATAGTTATTGCGTTAGTTCCTGCTGTACCTGTGTAATCTTTTACAGCTATAATGTCGCCCGCACTTGGTGATGCTGGTAAAGTTACTGTTACTGCTCCGCCTGTTGTGTTTATGAAATAACCATTTCCTGAAACACCTGTTAAAGGACTTGTTTTAGCAGTCGTACACCAATTTACAGAACCTGATCTTCCAAAACCTGTTTGTGTAGCGCCACACGCTAAAGTTACAGCTGTGCCTGGTCCACCTAATGTAAGTGTGCTTCCTGATCTTTTTTCTATTTTATTTACTTTAATTGTACTCATAATTATTGAAATTTATATCTTAATATTACCACACCAGAACCTCCTGCACCACCACCTGCTGAAGTTGGAACTGCTGCACCACCACCGCCACCACCTGTGTTAACTGTTCCTGCTGTACCTGCTGAAGCTGGATCACCACCACCTTGTCCGCCAGGACCACCACCGCCAGTTCCTCCAGTTCCTCCTGGTGTATTAGGAGGACCTCCACCGCCTCCACCACCACCTGCGTAAGCTGTTCCTGATCCTGTTATAGCAGTTGTAATACCTGCTCCTCCATTTGAACCTGATGGTGATGCTGCATCAGCTCCTGCTGCTCCTGCACCACCTCCACCTGCTCCTGCTGCATTAGTTGAATTTCCTCCTGGATTACCTTGAGGTGGACTGACTGGAGGTGTATTTCCTGCGTTTCCACATCTACCTTCTCCTCCTCCACCACCAGAACCTCCTGTTCCTGCACCACCAAAGGGTTCAGGTCCTCCAGAACCTCCTCCAGCTCCTCCACCAGCTGATGTAATAGTTGAAAAAACTGAAGATGCACCTTGTATTCCTCCACCAGGATTATTTCCTGCACCTCCTGCTCCTACTGTAATTGGATAAGTTTGTGTGCTTACTGTTAAAGCTGTTCCTGAATCTAATGGACTATCTGTATATGGGTCTGATGAACATTTACCCTCTCTAAATCCTCCAGCTCCAGCACCTCCTGATTGGTTTGTGGATGCTCCACCACCACCTGCAACAACCACATAACTAACTTTGTTATTAGGTGCTGAAAGTCCTTGAGTTACTGCAAAACATCCACTAGAAGTAAATGTATGTATTTTATAATCACCACAAGTTGTAATAGTTCCCCCTGTTGCCCCTATAAACTGACTTCCTGCTACAGTTGTATCTGTTTGAATATTTAACCAACCTCTTGTGCTATCTGCATAAATTAAAGTTATTGATTGACCTTCTGTACTTAAAACAGCATCATTACAAGCTCCAGCAATTTTTGATCCACCTCTACCTATTGTTACACTATTAGAATCAAATGTATTTGCGTAATCTTTTATTGAAACTATATCTCCTACTGATGGAGAAGATGGTAAGTTAATTGTTATTCCGCCTGAAGTTGTGTTTAAAAAAAATCCTTTTCCACTTACAGCAGTCACTGTTCCTGGTGAATTTGTATAAATAGTTGAACACCAATCAACTGTCCCTGTTCTACCAAAGCCTGATTGTGTTGCTCCTGAAGCTAGTGAAACTGTTCCACCACATCTACCTAATGTTACTGTTGCACCATCAACTACAATCGTTTGACCAGAACCTGATCCAACTGTCGTTGTTG